GGCGTAGGCGGTGGTGGAGTCGCTGCGTTCGTCGAGGCCGTACAGGTACGGGTCGGCGCAGTACACCTCGATCGCGGCGGTGCCGGTCTTCCACAGGTATTCGGCGTCGTACGGGATCGAGCGGCGGCGGATCTTGCCGTACATCAGCGTGTTCTGGTCGAGGAAAGCGAGCGGCGCCGGGGAAGCCTGTGGCTGGGTGGCGGCGCGCAGGGCGATGACCAGCTCCCGCAGATGATCGGGGCTGTCGCCGACCAGTGACAGGCCGAGTTGGATCGTGCGCGCGGCTGTGTAGTCCGGGCCGGTGTAGTCGCCGTGCTGGCCCGGTCGCTCGACGTCTTCGGCGCGGATGTCGGGCATGTCGTCGAGACCGACAATCTTCGTGACGTGATACGCCGATCCGGGCCCGAAGAGGAGGCCGTCCCACTGGATCCGGCCGAGGCGTCCGTTAGCCACTGGTGCCTCCCACAAGCGCTCGCCAAGACATCGCGCGCAGGATGCCGTCCGGCGACGCGTCGGACCTGTACAGGTTGAACGTGTGCCCGCCAGCAGCGGCCGGGGCCGGGGCCGGCAGCAGCCCGGGGCCGGCCAGGTTCAGCGGCCCGCCGGTGATGCCGGGGATGGCGAGCATGCCGGGCAGGCTGCGGGTGATGTCGGCGAGACGGGAGCGGAGTTGCCCGGTCGTCGCGTCGATACCGGCGATGAGGCCTTCCATGATCAGGCGGCCGTTGGGGGTGAGGAGGGTGGCGTCCCGTTCCGCGGGGCCCTTCCAGTCGGGGATCATGTTGGTGACGCTGTTGAGGAGGGCCCGGAGTTCGCCGATGCGGGCGCGGACTCCGGCGATGAGTCCGCCGATGACGCGCCAGCCTGCATCCCAGAGGATGCCGCCGAGGTCGCCGACGGCAGCGCGAATGGCGCCGGGGATTCCCCGGAAGGTGTCGATCACTTCGCCCATGGAGTTGGCGATTCCTTGGGCAAATCGGCCCACGGACCCAATGAAATCCCAGAGCCGCCCGGCCGATTGCCGGAGGACTTCGGCGAGCGCGGTACGGAAACGCTCGAACCGCTGCACGATGTTGCCGATCCGGTCTGATGTCTCCCGGGATGCTGCGGCAATGGCCTTGACGTACTGGGAGTTCAGTACCTCCGCCACCTTGCGCACGGCGGGGAGGACGAAGTTTTCCAGGACCTTGTGGACGAGGCCGAGAATGAACGTCAACGTTTGTAGGGCTGCCTTCGTGAATTCGATCGCGAACGGCATCTGTTCCTTCAGGATCTCCGCCAGGTCGAGGAGGATCGGGCCCAGCTTTTCGAGGAGCGGCCGCAGTTCGGGGCCGACCTGCCTGATGAACTCCTCGAGCGGCGGGGCGATCTCCTCGATTACGGGCGCGAGTTGCTCGAAGGCCTCTTGCAGCAGCGGGAGGGCGGTCTCTACTAGGGCGCTCGCGATGCGGACGATTGCCTGGAGGATGGTCTGGAATTCTTCCGACGCGGTCAGCCGCTCGAATGCGCCGGACAGTTCCTCGAGGATGAAGAAAAGGCTGCCCGCTTCTGTGGTGACGCCGCCGATGATGTTGCCGAGGCCGCCGAAAATGTTGCGGACGATGCGGCCCATCTGCGCGAAGACGTCGAGGGCGCCGTCGATGGCGCGCTCCAGCTCGCCGGACTCGAACGATTCGGTGAGGGACTCGGTGATGCGGACGCTGACCTCGTCGGCTTTCTTAGCGATCCGCTCCAGCGACGGGCCGGACGCTGCGGCCAGCAGGCCGAGCGAGGTGGTGATCCGGCCGGGCACCTGCTCCATGGACTCCAGAGAGGCGGTGGCCGAGTCGAGGGCCTGCCCGAAAATCCCGCGGTCCCCAAGGTCGCGGGCGGCGGAGGCTACGCCCTTGGCCATGCCGTTGAGGGTGTCGCTCGTGTCGAGGAGTGCGTCCTTCAGGTCAGGCAGTACGGACTTGGCGGTGCGCGTCAGCTCGTCGCTGAAGCCCTTGAAGACCCTGTCCTGCACCTGCTTGCGGAAGGTGTCCAGCTCCGGCGCCATCTCACGAATGGCGTCGGTGAATTTCCTAGCCTCGGGGCTGAGTTTCTTGATGGCCTCGGCGTAGGCCTCGGCGCCCTCCGGGTCCAGCGCGGCAGTGATCGCGTCCTCGACGCCGACCATCGCCAGCTTCAACGTGTTCGTGGCGAGTTGCAGCGACAGCATCGCCGAGGTGCCGATCGCGGCGGCCGGTGCGATCTGCGACAGCGACGCCACCACGCCGGCCAGCAGCGGCAGCGCCGCGCCGGCCGCGACGCCTGCGGCGGCGAACGGGGCCGCCATCCCGGCGAGCTTGGGGATGATGCTGACGACGCGGCCGAGGGCGTCGTGGACGCGGCGCATTGCCCGGTCGGCGTCGTCGGTGTCGGCGCGGACGTTGATGTCGATGTCCGTGTCGTCGACCTGCCGGGCTGCCTGCCGCAGCTGCGCCAGCTGCCGGAGCGCGCCCCGGGTGGTGGCCTGCACATGGATGCTCGGGTGCGTGGCCGATAGCCGTTCGAGGTGCGGCTCCAGCCGTTCCAGCTCGCGCAACGCGTCGGCGATGGAGATGTCCACACCGATCCGGCGGTTGGCGAGCTGGTCGAGGTCGCCCCGTACGCGGGCCAGGTCCCGGTCCAGGTCGCTGGTGTTCCCGTCGACCTGGATGTCGGGGAGGTTGGAGACGGCGTCCCGTAGTTCGCGCTGAATGCCGGTGCCGAGCGCGGCGCCCATGCTGGAGCCCTGCCGTGCCGCATCGGCGATCGCCCCGCTGGTGTTGGCCAAGTTCACCTGGAGGTGAGAGACGAGGTTCGGCAGGTTGATGTTGTCGGCCACGGTTGGTCACCTCCTTCCTGGGCTACTGCATGCGGGCCATGGCGAGCAGGCCGGGGCCGCTTTCGGCGGGGGCGGCGTGCTGGCCCTGTGTGTGGGCGGCGCGGTGCTGCTCGGCGAGCGTCAGAAGCTGCGCCTGCGTCATGTCCCAGAAGTCGCCGGGAGGAATGTGCCAGGTACCGACGGCGAGGTAGTAGAGCTCATCCCAGGGGTAAGGCCCGGCGTCACGTCCGTGATCGCCGGGGCTTTTCCCCGGTGCTCCAGTGCCTTCCTCAGCGCCGCGGTGAAGGTCTCCACGTAGTCGCCGATCTGGCCGGGGTCGAGGAGGTCGGCGATGTCGGCGCCGTCGGTGCGCCGCCGGAAAACAATGTCGCCGCTGATCCTGCGTTCGCCCTTGGCGTCCTGGTGCTCGCGGATGTGGGGCTCGAATCCGCCGGGGCCGATCGATCCGGCGCCGAGGATTTGGATCAGGGGGCCGAACGCTGCGCCCTTGCCGGTGACGTCGATCGCTTTCTGTACGGCGTCGATCGACCCGAAGCGGGCTTCGAGGAGCGCGAGGGCGCGGAAGCTGTAGCGGAGTTGGACGGTGGTGCCGTCGGTGAGCTGGACGGTGGAGCCGTCGGCGAGGAGGTCAAGACCGGTGGTCATGGTGCGTGTCCCTACGTGAGTGCCGGGTTTCGGCCTGCGGGCGGGGGTGCCGGGCGGGGGCGTGGAGTCCCGCCCGGCCGGTTATGCGATGGCGGCCGCGGTCTCGTTGATGACCGCGCTGATCCACTTGCCGGTGGACAGCAGCGGCGACGCGTCGGCGGTGAACGAGATCACCCGGTAGTCCTCGTTCGCGAAACCGAGGTCCGGGAACGCGGACAGGGTCAGCTTGTGGAGGACCCAGTGCAGGTCACCGCCGACGATGTCCACACCGTTCGGCGGGGTGACGCCCTCGAGCTTGAAGGGGGGCAAATTCGCGTCGTCACCGCTGAGGTCCCAGGTGGTGATCTGCGACGGGGTGACGCCGGCGTCGGTGACCGCGCCACCGACGATCGCGGCCAGCACGTCCAGGCTGACCTTGGCGTGGGTGACCGCGACCTGAATGTTCGAGATCGCCGAGTTGGTGTCGAGCTTCACGTTGTCGCCGCGGAGGGTCTTCACCTCCACCTCGCCGGTGATGGCCATCTCCTGAATGCCGGGCACGTCGATCGGCGTTCCGTAGGTGGCGGTCCCACCGGCAGGGTCGGCGGTCAGCGGCGAGATCTTCGCGTCCTGCACGCTGTAGAGCTTCGATACGCGGGAGAGAGGCATGGGGCTCATTCCTTCCTGGTGCCGGGGTTCGGCCCGGACGGGCGGTCAGACGGCGCGTCCGTGGCGGACATGCCGTCCTGGTCGGGCGGGAGCGGGTCCTCGACGGGCTCCGGGACGATCAGCTCCGACTCGGGGACCAGCGACGCCAGGTGCTCGTCCGGTGTCCCCGCGCCCTGCGGAGGGAGGATCGAGTCGACCAGCCACCACGTCACACCCGGGCGGCCAGGCCGCTCGTAGATGACGACCGCGCCGTCGGTGACATCACCCGGTGCGGGGCAGCGCAGGACGGTGGCGTCGGTCGGCACCGGCCAGTGCGAGCCGAGGTTCTGGATGGCCTGGTCGCGGTCGAGTTGGACGTATACGACGTCGGTCATGCGGGGAGCACCTCCGTGCGGAGCAGCTGGCGGTGGATCTGGACGGTGATGGAGTGTCGGACCCGGTTGTCGGCGATGGGGAATCGGTCGAGGTCGGTGACGCGGACGGCGGTGACTTTCGCCGGGTGCGCGGGGAGGGGATGGCCGTGGAGGGCGTGCGCGAACAGCTCGGCAAGGCCGTACCGCTCGACGTTCTTCGCGGTCACGGCGTTGGTCTTGGTGCGGGCGTTCTGGATGATGTCGACGGTCACGGTCTCGACGATGTTGATCTCGGCGTCGGGGTCGCCGTAGTCGCCGTTGCCGTTGAGGTCGAGGCCGGTGGAGAGGGCCTCGGTGATGACACCGAACGGGGGCTCTTGCCCGGGGCGTGGCCCGTCGCGGAAGAACGGCACGCTGGTGCCGAGGGATTCGAGGCGGGCCTTGATGGCGCCGGACGTCGTGGCGGCCATCACGCCCCCGTCCACTGGCCGTTGCGGACCCAGCCGTGCAGCCCGCAGCAGGACCACAGGAGGGACGGCTCAAGGTGCAGCGGCTCGCGGGACACCAGCGTGTGCGCGCCCGTGCCAGCGGCCACCCACTGCCCAGTCACGGTGTGGTCGTCCGGCACGTCGGCCAGCGCGGCACACCAGTGCCAGAACGTCGGGTTGTCCTCGTTCGCCAGCCAGCCGAAGTAGATGTCATCGGTCAGCTTGGTGCAGCCGGTCATCTCCATGCCGGGCCAGTCAGTGGGCGGCGTGCTGCGGTCGTGGCTCATCAGCGCCTCCCGATCTGCGAGGCGTGCGCCCGCCAGAAGATCGGCGTCAGCTCAATCGCCGGCCGAAGGAACGGCTGCGGCCGGGTGCCCGGGTGATTCACCTGCGCCACCGGATGTGCGGCGCCCGGCCAGAACAGCGCCTTCTTGTCCCGTGGCTTGATGACGTGCGGTGCGGTGCCGTACTCCACGGCGGCCGCGTAGTTGACGTTCGTGCCGACGACGTAACCGATGGAGCGGCCCGAGTTCTCTGCGCGGGACACGATGCTGGAGCGCAGCCGTCCGGTGTCGACCGGGGCGCGGCGCCTGGCTTCGTTCTGGACGTCGATGCGGGTCCGCTCGACGGCGCGCTTCACGTCGTCGGACATGCCGCCGAACCAGCGGCGCAGGCCGCGTTCGTAGGCGCGGGTGTTGATCGTCTGGCTTGCTTGGGTACCGAGCCGGACGGGGCCGCGGGATCGGAAGCGTGCCATCACACACCTCCGAAGGAGGGCACGGCCCTGTTGATGTAGGCGACGAGGAGGGCGTCTGCCTGCGTCGATCCGGTCGACGACGACGGGGCGGCGGGCGTCGTCTCGGCGTCGTCGTCTTCGATGCGGACGTTGTTGCCCTCGTCGTCCACCGCCAGGCCCGGATCCGCCGCGGCGTCGGCGTCGGACGGGGCGGCCTCGGCCTGAATGTGCGCGGCGAGCAGCGCGCACGCCTTGGATACGAGGACGGGCACCGTGTCGTAGCCGAACTCTCCCGTGACCTTGGCCTGCTCCATGCCCCAGCGTTCGAACAGGCCGCGCCAGCCACCGTTGTACGACTCGGCTCCGGCGATCAGGTCGTCGTAGCCGCCCCACCGCAGGTGCACGGCGTCGACCTGGCCGAGCACGTCAGACGACGTCACCCGCCACGCCGACGACGGCAGCGCAGACGCTGACCCGTCGGAGACGACGGGCGTCACCGCGGTGACCGTGCGGACGCGGCGGGGGAGGATGACCAGTCCGTCCGCCGCCACGTCCGCGACCACCACCAGCGAAGTGGGCTCGAACAGCTGCTGCGTGTAGCGCGTGATCCGCTCCTCGGCAGCGGCGATCCACGCGAGCACCTCGGCACTGGTGCCGGTGCAGCCCGCGTCGCGCGCCTCTTCCTCGGAGCAGTACGCCATGGGTCAGCCCTCGTCCTTCGAGGACTGCTCGGCCTCGGCCTTGGCGGCGTCCAGCTCACGCTTGACGCCCTCCGTGACGAGCGCGCCCTTCTTCACGATCAGCCGGGCGTAGCCGCCCGGGTGCGTGCTCACGACCGGGCCGGTGACAGCACCGGTGCCCTGGTCGGACAGCGCACGGAACGCGTCCTCCGGCGCCTTCTGCCCGACCTCCCAGCCGGTGCCGGCGTCGTACTGCTGGGTGCGGACCGTGGCGGCCGGCTGCTGCTCCGGCTCGTCGGGTGTCTTGCTACGGGACGTGGCCATTACTGGCCTCCTTCGATGTGTCTCGGGCGGGCCAGGGATCAGGCAGTCGCTGCGGCGAACGTGATCTCGACGAACGCGGCGGGGGTGTGGACGGCCACATTCGCCCGGTGCTCGGCGAGGATCACGAGGGTGTTCTCGATGAAGAAGTTCGCGTGGCTGTCGGTCATGAGGATCGTGATCCCCTGCCTGGTCCACAGGGTGGCGCCCATGCGGAACCCGCCGATCAGGGCGGTGCCTGCGGCCATGGCGACGGTGGTGACGACGCGCAGGCCCCACAGGCGCATGGACGCGCCGGGCTCGGTGACCGAGGTGATGACGCGGAACTGACCGTTGGCGTCGGTGTCGAGCTCGATGTCCTGCCAGTCGAGCGGGTTCATGATGACGGCGTCCGGCGGGTACAGCGCCAGCTCGGCCTGAGTGCGGGCCTTCCTGACGGTGATCAGCTTGGCGTCCGTGTTGCCGACGCCCGGCTGGTAGGTGCCGATCCCCGGGGTGGTGAGAATGCCCTGCATCTCGGTGGTGCCGTTGCCGTTGAGGACCTCTCGGTCCCGCTTGAACATCAGGCCGTACGTGAGACGGCCGTTGATGTAGCCCACGAGCTGGCCGTTATCGTCGGCGGCCTGCCTCGTGATGGGCACCCAGTGCGCCACGGTCTTGAGCGTGGTCGTGATGGTGTCGAAGGAGAACGGGCCGGACATCGGCTTCGTTGCTCCTTCGGCGACGACCGCCGCCTTGTTCCACGTGCCGGTACCGGTGACCGGGCCGGACGTGTCCCGCAGGTACTCCAGCGTGGTGCCGTCTGAGGTCTGCTGGTCCAGCAGGTCCGCAACCATGAGCGGGTAGTCGGGGTCCTGCGGGAGGACACCGGGCACCCGCGTGTTCTGGAGCGGGTACGTCTGCGTGGTCGTGGTGCCGGCGGGGGCGTCGCGGGTCTCGACGGGCTCGTTGAAGTCGACGCCGAACTTGCCGCGCATGCCTCCAGCGCGGAAGGTCTCCAGCGCCTTGGAGCGGACGAACGCCTCGGCGACGGAGACGGGGTGCTGGCGGCCCTGGTCGTCGGGCTGCATGCCCGGCTGCTGACGCTGCTGCGGCTGGGGCTGCGGGTCTCCGGAGGGGAGCTGCGCGGCCTGGAGGGCGCGGAGGCGGGCGTCGCGCTGGTTGGCCTGCTCGATCTTGGCGGCGATCTCGTCGGCGCGCTTGTTCAGCTCGTCGATGTCGCCGTCGTAGTTCTGGTCCTGGAGCAGGCGGAGGACTTCGTCGCGCTGTTCAAGGAGGGTGGGAGCTCCGCCCTTGATGGGCCAGACCGGGCGTCCGCCGACGATGCCGACGGCGCGAACTCCGGTCCGGGGGTGACGCGGGAGCGAGGAGGTGTTCATCGCGGCGTCCTTCCGGTCCGTGGACGGCTCGCAGCCGCCCAGGTGTCTGGGGGTCTGCGGTCCGTCTTTCACGGCCGGTGGATCGCGCCCGGCGGTGCACTGGGCTTTTACGTCCGGTCAGTGCGGCCCGGATGTTGGGGAGGGTAGATCGATCCGGGTGGGGCGCGTCGGCGGGGGGTGCGGTGACACCCCTGCCGACGGGCGTCTACCTGCGTCGTCGGCCCGACCGGCGGGCCTTGCGGGGCAGGCTGTCGTAGGATCGGGTACGGCGCGCCCAACGGCGGGCCCACGGCATCATCCACGCG